ATGGCTTTTCGCAAAACGCCCGCTGCGGCGGGTGAGGGCGCGTGTGCATTTGATGCGCGGGCGCGCAAGGCGTTTCTCGATCATCTGGCGATGACCTCCAATGTCGCCGCCTCATCGCGCGCCGCAGGAATCTCGGCCGCGCGGGCTTATGCCTATCGCCGCCGCACTCCGGCTTTTGCCGTCCTCTGGCAAGCAGCCCTGGCCGAGGGCTTCGCCCGGCTGGAGGCGGAACTTCTGGCAGAAGCGTTGCGCGCGGTGTCGGGCAAAGTGTCTGACGCAACGCTCAAATCGCGTGCGCAACGCCAACGGCTGGGGCTTTCGCTGCTGGCGCTGCACCGTGCGGCGGTGCGTGGTGCGCCCAGGCAGGCCCCCACCCCCGCCGACGCCGATGCGCGCGCCGCACTTGCCGCCAAGGTGGAAGCCAAGCTGCGCGACATTCGGGCGCGGGTGAAGGCGCAAAATGCCGCGCAAGGCTGACGCGCCGGACCATGTGCTCAAGATTGCCGGGATGGATGATGACACATGGGAGGTCTGGAACGCGAAGAACCGCAAGGGTTATGATGCGCTGGCCCGGCACTGGCCCTTCTGGCGTCGTGCGGATCAGACGCCGCCCGATGGCGATTGGCGCTGCTGGCTGCTGCTTGCCGGGCGCGGCTTTGGCAAGACGCGCACCGGGGCAGAATGGGTGCGCGCCATGGCCGAGGGCGATGGTGATCTGCGAATTGCGCTGGTGGGCGCAACAATGGCGGAAACCCGCGCAATCATGGTGGAAGGGGAAAGCGGCTTGCTGGCGATTGCGCCAGACGGGATGCGTCCTGATTTCGAGCCGTCGTTGCGGCGGCTGACCTGGCCCAATGGCGCGGTTGCCACGCTGTATTCCGCCGCCGAGCCGGAAGGGCTGCGTGGGCCGGAGCATCATATCGCCTGGGCGGATGAATGTGCCAAATGGGAACATGGCGCGCGCGCATGGGACAATATGGCGCTCAGCCTGCGGCTTGGAAGCGCCCCGCGCATCGTGGCAACCACCACGCCGCGCCCGGTGCCGCTCGTGCGGCGGCTGATGGGCGAGGCGGGCATCGTGGTAACGCGCGGGCGCATGGCGGACAATGCACTCAACCTTGCAGCACCTTATGTTGCGGCGATGCATGGCATCTATGGCGGCACGCGGATCGGGCGGCAGGAACTGGACGGCGAACTGATCGAGGATGTCGAGGGCGCGCTGTGGACGCGCGCGATGATGTCAGCGGCATTTAGCGCCACCGCACCCGCGCTTTGCCGTGTCGTTATTGGCGTGGACCCGCCTGCCGGGAGCACGGGTGACGCCTGCGGCATCGTCGTTGCCGGGCTGGGTGAGGACGGGCGCGGTTATGTGCTTGCCGATGCCAGCGTTTCCGGCTGCTCGCCCGATGGCTGGGCGCGCGCGGTGGCGCAGGCGGCAGCCGGCTGGCGCGCGGATCGCATCATCGCCGAAGCCAATAATGGCGGCCAGATGGTGGAAAGCGTGCTGCGCGGCGCAGATGCCGCGCTGCCCGTGCGGCTTGTTCATGCCGCACGCGGCAAGGTTGCCCGCGCCGAGCCGGTGGCGGCGCTTTATGAACGCGGGCGCGTTTTTCATGCCGGGCGCTTTCCGACACTTGAGGACGAATTGTGCGGTCTGGCGGCGGGTGGCGCTTATCATGGGCCGGGCCGCTCGCCCGACCGTGCCGATGCGCTGGTCTGGGCGCTGACCGAATTGATGCTGGGGGAAGGCGTTGCTGCCCCGCGCGTGCGCCTGCTCTGACACCTGCCCCCAAGACTATGGAGATATGCATGAAGTTATTCGGCTGGAAATCAGCCGGGCGCATGGCTGCGCGCCCGGTTTTGTCACGCGGCTTTACAGCCTGGGGCGGGGGAGACTGGCCCCGCGCCTATGAAGCGCAGCTGCGTGAGCTGTATCTTGCCAACCCCGTGGCGCAGCGCGCGGTGCGGCTGGTGGCGGAGGGCGCGGCCTCGGTGCCCGTGATTGCCTCGGATAGCGCGGCGGGCGCGCTTGTCGCCGCCACATCGGGCGGGCAGGCGCTCATCGAGACACTGGCAACGCAATTGCTGCTCCATGGCAATGGCTATGTGCAGATTTTGCGCGATGCCAATGGCGCGCCGGTTGAGCTGTTTGCGCTCCGCCCGGAGCGTGTGACGGTAGAGGCCGATCCGCAGGGCTGGCCGATGGCCTATCGCTACAAGGTGGGGGAGGCGGCCTCGCTGTTGTCGGCAGAAAGCGTCGTCCACATCCGCACGCCGCATCCGCTTGACGATCATTATGGCCTTGGCTGCCTTGACGCCGCCGCCGGGCCGATGGCGATCCACAATGCTGCTGCGCGCTGGAACAAGGCGCTGCTCGACAATGCCGCCCGGCCTTCGGGCGCGCTTGTGCATGAAGGTGCCGAGCCAATGTCGGCTGCGCAATATGATCGGCTGCGCACGGAATTGACGGCAAGCTATGCGGGGGCTGCCAATGCCGGGCGACCGATGCTGCTCGAAGGCGGCTTGCGCTGGCAGGCGCTGTCGCTGACCCCGGCAGATATGGATTTTATCGCGCTGAAGGCCGCCGCTGCGCGCGACATCGCGCTGGCCTTTGGCGTGCCGCCCATGCTTGTCGGGCTGCCGGGCGATGCGACCTATGCCAATTACCGCGAGGCCAATCGCGCCTTGTGGCGTCAATCCATCCTGCCGCTTGCGACCAAGATTCTCGATGCGCTGGCCCAGGGTTTGCAGCCCTGGTTTTCCGGCCTTGCCCTGCGCGCCGATCAGGATCGCATCCCCGCGCTGAGCGAAGACCGCGAGCGGCTCTGGGCGCAGGTGAGCGCGGCGGATTTTCTCACCGATGATGAAAAGCGCGCGCTTGTCGGGCTGGAGGCGTTGAAATGACCAACACGAATATGCTGCTGCATCTGGCGGCACAGGCCGAAGCGCGCGGGGCGGACCTTGTGACGCTGCGCGCGCTGATCGAGGAAGCGTCTGATCTGGGCGCGGCGCGCGCACTTGCCCGGCTGGGGCTGGCCGATGAAAAGGCGGCCAAGGATATGGCGGAACTGCGCGAGCTGCTCTCGGCGTGGCGCGATGCCAAGGTAACGGTGCGCAAGGCCGTGCTCGGCTGGGTCGTGCGCGGGTGCCTGGCGCTGCTGCTCTTGGGTCTTGCCGTCAAGCTGGGGCTGGCCGGACGGGTGGCGGCATGACGCCAATTGTCCGCTTTGCAGGCTATGCCGCCATCTTCGATCAGCCCGATCGGGGCGGAGATATTGTGCGCAAGGGCGCCTTCGCCGATGCGTGCGCCGGACTGCCGCTCTTGTGGCGGCATGACGTCATGCATCGCATCGGCACTGTCGAGCAATTGCGCGAGGACGACATGGGCCTGCGTATCATCGCCGCGGTGAGGGGGGTTGATGTGGCCGTGGGGCAGGGACTGTCCTTCGGCTATCGCGTCCGCGCCGCCAGAAATGGAACATTTCGTGAACTTGAGCATCTCGACCTGATCGAGGTCAGCCTTGTCGCGCAGCCGATGCAGCCTTTGGCGCGCGTCATCGCGGTCGAGGCAGGCAAAACCCCATCCACCCAAGGAGAAACTGCATGGACTATGAAGTGAAGGCAGACGCGCCTGAATCCGCGTTTGAACTTGCCGCGTTTGAAGGGGCTGCAATTCCGCGTGTCGCCATTGATCGCCCGGCCTTGTCGGGCGCGCGCATTGCCGATCCCGCGCGCACGGCCTTTGTCGATGGCTATGTGCGCCGTGGCACCGATGTTGAACTGAAGAGCGTTTCGGGCGCGACTGGCCCCGAAGGTGGTTATGCCGTGCCGCGCGAAATTGATGGCAGCATCGATGCGCTGTTGAAATCGGTGTCGCCGATCCGCCAGATCGCCAATGTCGTGCGCGTTGGCACGGCGGGTTATCGCAAGCTCGTCACGCAAAATGGCGTGGCCTCAGGCTGGGCGGCTGAAAATGCGGGCCGCCCCGAAACGGCGACGCCGACCTTTAACGAGATCGTGCCGAGCTTTGGTGAGCTTTATGCCAACCCCGCCGCCACACAGGCAATGCTCGATGATGCCGCTTTTGACGTTGAAGCCTGGCTGGCGGGGGAAATCGCCACCGAATTTGCCAAGGCCGAAGGCTCAGCCTTTGTAAATGGCAGCGGCACCAACCGCCCGCGCGGTTTCCTGTCGGGCACGCCGGTTGCGACGGCAGATGCGGGCCGCGCCTTTGGCGTGCTCCAATATGTGCCGACAGGCACCGCCGGCGGCTTTTCATCGAACCCGCAAGACAAGCTTGTCGATCTCGTCCACACGCTGCGCGCACCCTATCGACAGGGGGCGAGCTGGGTGATGAATTCGGCAACGCTTGCCATCATCCGCAAGTTCAAGACGGCGGACGGGCAGTTCCTCTTCCAGCCGGGGCTTGTGGCGGGCCAGCCCAATACGCTGCTCGGCTATCCGGTGGTGGAGGCCGAAGATATGCCCGACATCGCGGCCAACAGCCTCTCGATCGCGTTCGGCAATTTCAAGGCGGGCTATCTGATCGCCGAACGCAGCGAAACGTCGCTGCTGCGCGATCCCTTCACCAACAAGCCGTTCGTGCACTTTTACGCAACCAAGCGCGTGGGCGGCACCGTTTCCAACTCCGAGGCGATCAAGCTGCTGAAATTCTCGGTGAGCTGATCCGCGCGTTTTGCTCTCCCCGCACACGCTGCGGGGAGAGCTTTTTCTCTTCTTCCTCATCTGAAAACGGGAGCCTTCGATGCCCGATCCCTTTGCCGCGTCTGCCGACGCCGTTTCCGCGCCCGCGCGCGATGCCGTCCCGCTTGTGCCGCACGACACCAACCCCGTGGCGATCACGCCCAAGGCGCTGTTCATTGGCACCGGCGGGCACCTTGTCGTGCGCGGCGTCAATGGCAGTGCCGATGTCACCTTTCGCAACCTTGCATCCGGCTCGGTCCTGCCCTTCCGACCCGGCTTTGTCCGCGCGACGGGGACGACCGCGTCTGACATTGTGGCGCTCTACTGATGTCGAGCCTCGGTTTTGAAAGCGGGCTGGCGCTCGCGCACAGGCGCGCGGGCGGACCTGCCGGCCCGCAGACACCGAGCCCCGCCAATCTTGATCTCCTGACCTTTGGCGACAGCCGTCTTGCCTTTGGCGGATTGAACACCGTCGATACCGCCAATGGCTTTACGCAGAGCGATACCGCGCTTTCCATCGGCACGATGCTGGCGAGCCTTTCGGGCCATCGCCTGAGGCTGGCCGCCTTCCCCAATTTTGCGATTGCGGGCAACACGACCGGCCAGATGGCGGCGGCGCCCCGCCTCAATGCCGCCAATGCCGCTACGCTGGGCCGCTGGTGGCGCCCGGCGGATGAAACGGGCAATGCGGGGGCCTCAGGCAACAAGGGCGTGGCAGAGGCCGCCGCGTACGCTGCGGGCATCGTGCTCGTGCTGGCGGGCACCAATGACGGCACGGGCATCCCCGCCACGAGCCAGGCCAATATCACGACGATCCTCAACGGGCTGGGCGCCAAAACGGTCATCCTGCTGAACGAGATGCCGCGCGGCGTGGACAAGAGCGGCGCGCAGAACGGCCCCGTCACCAATGGCGCAGACCGCAAGGCGTTGTCGGACTGGATCAACACGCTCGATTTCGCATCAGGCCATGCCAATGCGCGGGCGAATGTGATTGTCGTCGATAGCTGGGGGCTGGTCGTCAATCCGGCGAGCGGACCCAATTGGCAGAATCTTCCCGGTTATTATTTCGATGGCGTCCACCCCTCGCAATGGGGCGCACGGCAGATTGCGGCGCGCATCTGGCAGCGGCTTCAGACGGTGTGGCCGGGTTGGGCCGCGCTGCCGCAGCGCCTGCCGGTGCCGACCGCCGATGGCCTTGCGACGCCCGGCGCGCAGCAGCCTTTCATCAACACCAACCCCATATTCACGCCGGGAAGTGCGGGCAGCGTTTCGGGCACATGGGGCAGCGCGCCTCTCGCTGCAAATGTCGCGCAGGGCTGGGAACTGGTGGGCGAAAGCAATGCGGGCGGCCTCACCTGCACGGCAGACAAGAGCGAGACCGGCCCGGCGGGAGAGCCGGTGCAAAAGCTGGTGCTCGGTGGAACTTTGGGCGCGGGGCTGACCGCTTCTGTCCTGCTGCGCCAGCGTTTTACCACCAACGCCGCCATTGCCGCCGAAATCGCAGCCGGACGGCTGGCGCTGACCGATGTGCTGCGCGCCATGGGCCGCCTGCGCGTCGATCCAGGGTCGCAATTGCTCTATCAGGTCGCGCTCCAATGGTATTTCACCGCCAGCAGCACTGCGGCGGCGATCCGGGGCTATGTCGGCAATGGCGTCCAGAATGATCTGGCGGCGGCCTTTGGCGTAGATGCCTATGACGATGGTGCGTGGCGCGACGTGCAGACGATGCCGAGCCGCCTTGATGAGCCGAATATGGCGGCCAACCCGCTGACCGGGGCGAACGCAACGTCGCTCGTCGTGCAATGGGGCATCCGCTTCCTCAATACGAGCGCGGCCGCACAGCCCGTCGCTGCGACCATCCGCCTTGCGCGCACCGGCCTTGTCCGCGTCGCCAATTGATCCAGCCTGAAACGGGGGAAGCCCATGATTGAACCAAGCCCGATACCGGGTGCGTCGCTTGCTGGCGCGCGCGATGAGGCCAAGGCCTATCTGCGCATCGAGCATGATGCCGAAGATGCCCTGCTTGACCGGCTGCTGGCCGAAGCGGTGGTGATGGCCGAGGCCTTTACCGCGCAAATGCTCATCTCTCGCGATGTTGTGGAAGTGAGGAGCGCAGGCTCCGGCTGGCAGCGCCTGTCGGCAACGCCCGTCCGCGCGATAACGATGGTGCAGGGCCTGCCGGTTGATGGCGCGCCCTTTGTGTTGCCGGTGGGCGATTACGCCATCGACATTGATTCAAATGCCGATGGCTGGCTGCGCGTTGCAAATCCGGGTGCCGCCGGGCGCGTGCGGATGTTGCTTGTCGCGGGCCTCGCACCAGATTGGGCGGGCCTGCCAGAGCCCCTGCGGCTCGGCATCCTGCGGCTGGCCGCGCACAGCCATGCGCACCGCGATGCCGCGGACGATGCCGGGCCACCCGCTGCGGTTGCCGCGCTGTTGCGCCCGTGGCGGCGGATGCGCCTGTCATGAGCGGGGAATTTGCAGGCGCGCTGCGCGAGCGCGTGACCATTGAGCAGCCGCGCACCGATCGTGATGCGCTGGGCGGTCGGACCGGGGGCTATCTTTATGATGGCGCGGCCTGGGCGGCGGTGTCGCCGCTCGTTCCGGCGGGTCTTGCCAGTGCCGATGCCCTGTCCGCCCAGCCGCGCTGGCAAGTGACGATGCGCAAGCGCGAAGGCGTTTCCCCCGGCACGCGGCTGGTGTGGCGCGGTCGTTTTCTTGCCGTGCGCAGTGGGCTGAGCGACCCCGCCGATCCCGCGCGCATGGTGCTTGTCTGTGAGGAGATGCGCTGATGTTTGACCATCTTGCCGACCGCATGGGGCGGCTTGCCGAAGCGCGCCGTGCGGCCGCGATTGCGCGTCTGGCGGCACGCCCCGCCCCGCTTGGCGTGGCGATGGAAGCGGGCCGCGAAGGGCTTGTTCTTTCGGGCCGCGGCCTGCGCCGCCGGATGATCGAGGATGCCATGCTGCGGAGTATCGCCCGATGAGCGGGGCTGTCGAAACGCTACAGGCGGCCATCGTCGCGCAGCTCGCCGCGCATCCGGGGCTTGCCGGGCTGACGGGCATTTATGACGGGCCACCGCCGCGCGCGGCCTTCCCTTACGCCGTCATTGCCGACGGGCTGGTGAGCGACTGGAGCACCAAGACCGAGATGGGCCGCGAAATCCGCCTTGCCGTGACCATATGGGATGATGGCGAGGTGGCAGCGCGGCTCCATGCGCTGATGGCGGAAGCCGAAAGCGCCGTCGCGGGCCTGCCGCGCAACCTTGGCGCATGGCGCATCGCCAGCCTTGTTTTCACGCGCGGCCTTGTTGCCCGCGATCCGGCGGGGCCGTGGGCGGGCCTTGTCGAACACCGCATCCGCCTTCTTCAAAATTAGGAGATTTTCATGCCAGCAGAAAAGGGAAGCGCCTTCCTCCTCAAGGTGGGTGATGGCGCGCCGCAACCCGCTTACCAGACCGTCGCAGGTCTCAGGACCACGCAATTGTCGATCAATGGCGACCCCGTTGTCATCACGCACAAGGGATCGGGCGGGTGGCGCGAGCTTTTGTCGGGCGCGGGCGTCCGCTCGGTCTCGGTCTCAGGCGCGGGCGTGTTCACCGGCTCGACAGCCGAAACGCGTCTCAAGGCCGGCGCGCTTTCGGGTGTGCTTGATGATTATGAGCTGAGCTTTGAAAGCGGAGAGCGGCTGCGCGGGCGATTTCTCGTGACACGGCTCGACTATGCGGGCGATTTCAATGGCGAGCGGACCTATACGCTCGCGCTGGAAAGCTCCGGCGCGGTGCAAAGCCTGTGAGCACGCTCCCCAATCCGGCAAGAGGCGAGGCGGAAATTGCGGGCATCTGCCTGCGACCGAGCTTTGCCGCGCTTGTCGCCGCCGAAGAGGAGTTGGGGCCGCTGTTCGCGCTCGTGGACCGGGCAGCCGAAGGCCAGTTGCGGCTCGCTGAAATGGTTGCGCTCTTCTGGCATTGCCACACCGGCTGCCAGTTGACGCGTGATGCCTTTGCCGAGCGGGTGGCAGGCGCTGGACTGGCATCGGCCACGCCTGCTTTGCGCGTGCTGCTTGGGCAAATTCTGAAAGGCGGCTGATGTTTGTTGAGGCCGCGCAGCGCCTTGCCGGTCTGGCGGGCGCGTTGCTGGGCTGGCGCCCTGATGAGTTCTGGCGCGCCACGCCTGAAGAACTGGCGGGTGTCATAGCCGCGCTCGCTTCGCCGCCCGATCTGCCGCCGGATCTGGCGGGCACGCCCGATATTGACCGATTGATGGAGATGTTTCCCGATGGATGAGGAAATTGAACGGCTGGTCGTCGCCGTGCGCGCCGACACGCAGGGCTTTGCGCGCGATGTGGCCGATATGCGTGGCGCACTTGAAGGCTCGTTTGGCGATGGCGTGGACCGTGCGGGCCGCTTGCTCGAAGGCTCGCTCGTCCGTGCGATCCGCACCGGCAAACTGGGCTTTGAAGATTTGAAGCGCACCGCGCTTGCGACCATGGCTGAAATTGCAGCCTCGACGATCCGGTCGGGCATCGGCGCGGTGCTGGGCGGCGCAAACAGTGGCGGGTCGGGCGGGCTGCTTGGGCTTGGCACGGCTCTGCTCGGCTCGGCGCTGGGGCTTCCGGGGCGGGCGACGGGCGGGCCGGTGGCACCGGGGCGCGGCTATCTGGTCGGCGAGCGCGGGCCGGAATTGTTCGTGCCGACATCAAGCGGCAGCATTGCACCAACAGCTTCGGGCGCGCCGCGCGATGTGCGTGTTTCGATTTCGGTCAATGCGCCTGCGGGGGCCGCGCCCGATATGCTCGCGCGCTCCAGCCGCCAGATTGCGCGCGCCGTGCGCGGTGCGCTGTTGCGGGAGGATTGAGCCGATTGCCTGTTGGCTTGCACAGCCCGGAGACGCGCAGCAACACGCGCATCTGAAACGCTTTGATCCCGTCTATTGGACGGTCGATTTCCCGCGCCCGATGATGGCCTCGGTCATCACGACCGCGCCGCACACACTGCGTGTGGATGCTGTTTTTTACCGCGCCAATGATCTTGCGGGACTCATCTGGGCGTCCGAAGATCGCTTCGATCATCCGCTTCTGGGCTATGAAACCGCGCGTGATTATCGGGGGCTGACGCTGCGTTTCCGCTGGCGGTCGGCCGGGCTGATGCCGCTTGATGCCGTTAACGGCCCGACGCTGACCATTGAAGGGCGCGATGCGGCGGGCCAGCCGCGCGCCTGGTATGTGCGGCTTTGGAACTATGCCGTCGGCACGCCTGAGGACGCCGCCATATCGCTTGATTTTGATGCGCTGGCGGGCGGTTTCCTCCATCCGGCAGAGGCCGATCCCGTCTGGGCGGGCGACATTGACCGGATGTTCGTGTCGCTCGTGCCGCCCGGCTATTCGGGGGCGGATGCGCCGCTTGCAGCCCCTGTGGAGGGCTGGATCGAGCTGAGCGACATTCGGTGCGACGGGCCCGGTTCCACGCTGTTGCAGGGCGATGTGCTGGTGCCGCCACACGGCCTTGGCATCGCCACCGCCTATGATGATGCCTATCACCTCACGCCCGCGCGGGTGCTGCGCAATGCCTTCCTTCTGGGCTATCGCGGAGCGATCAACCATTATGTCGGGATGAGCCATTATTTCCGGCTGGGGATGGATGGACTGGTGACGCTGGCGGGCGGCGCGCTCAATGCGGCCTGTGCTGCCTGGCACGGTGATTTTGCGGCGCGGGCGCGGGGCTATGGCTTCGATCTCATCATCTCGCTCTCTTACGAATTGTTCGATGCGCATTGCCCGGCGGCGTGGAAGCAGCGCGCTTTTGATGGCGCGCCCGCGCTTACCGGATGGACGCCGCCATCGACATTGCTTTCCCCCGCCAATGGTGCGGCGATGGCCTATCTCCACGCCGTTGCCCGCGCGGTCATGGCGCTGGCGGTGGCAGGCGGGCAGGCCCCGCGCTTTCAGGTCGGCGAGCCATGGTGGTGGGTCATGCCCGATGGGCGCATCTGCCTTTACGATGCCGCCGCACGGGCGGCGCTGGGCGGCAACCCGATCGAGATCGCCACTGTGCGATCGGATGCACTGGGTGTCGCGCACAAGGCGCTGCTCGACGCGGCGGGCGTTCTGCTGGCGCAATCGACCGCCGCGCTGGTCGCCGCCGTCCGGCAGGATCATCCGGCGTGTGAGGCGCTGCTGCTGGCCTATCTGCCCACCGTGCTGGACCCGGCAGCGCCAGAGCTGCGCCGCGCCAATCTGCCGCTCGGCTGGGCGTCGCCTGCCTTCGATCTGCTTCAGCTTGAAGATTATGATTGGGTGACGGCGGGCAACATGGTCGCCAGCGCGCAAGGGCGTGCGCAAGCTGAGGCGCGGCTGGGTTATCCGCCAGCGCGCCAGCATTATCTTTCAGGTTTCGTGCTGACGCCGGACGACACGCACCAATGGCCCGCCATCGAGCGCGCCGCGCGCACTGCCGCCGCACAGGGCGTTGGCGCGACCTTCATCTGGGCGCTGCCGCAAGTGCTGCGCGACGGGTTCACCACATTCCGCCTGGGAGACGACGAGATGGACGCTTTTGACGATGTTGATTTTCCGCTGCCGATTGGCCGCGCGGCGGAAGTCAGCACGCGCTTTTCAACCGCGGTCGTCACCACCGCTTCGGGCCATGAGCAACGCAACGCCGATTGGGCAAGCGCGCGGCTGCGCTTCGATGCCGGGCCGGGGGTGCGCTCCGAGGCCGATCTCCAGACGCTCATCGCCTTTTTCCGCGCCCGCCGCGGGGCGGCCAAGGCGTTCCGCTTCCGCGATCCGCTTGACCATAGTTCGCACGCGATGTCGGGCGTGCCGACGCCGCTCGATATTCGCATCGGCACGGGCGATGGGGCAGCGACGGCCTTTGATCTGGTGAAGATTTACGGCGCGGGCGCAGAGGCTGAAGTGCGGCGCATCACCCGGCCCGTGGCGGGCTCGCTGCGTGTCGGTGTGGACGGCGTCGAGCAGATGACGGGCTGGGCGCTGGAGCCGGGTGGCGTGATCCGCTTTGCCGCAGCGCCCATGGCGGGCGCCGCCATTTCCGCTGGCTTTCTGTTCGATGTGCCGGTGCGGTTTGAGAGCGATCAGCTGGATATTGCAGGCCATGGTTTTGCCGCAGGTGATGCGCCCAGCGTCCCCATGATCGAGGTGCGCGTGGCATGAGCGACTGGTTTGCGCACGAACTGACGACACTCGCCTTTTGCTGGCGGCTTGATCGGCGCGATGGCATCTCGCTCGGCTTCACCAGCCATGATCGTGATCTGGTGATGGGCGGCTTCCTGTTTCGCGCCGCACCCGGCATGGTTCCCTCCGCGCTGGAGCAGTCCGCCGGGCTGGAGGCCGAGGCGATCTCGCTTGCAGGGGCGATTATTTCAGACGGGCTCAGCGAGGCTGATCTCGTGGCAGGCCGGTGGGATGGCGCGCGGCTGCGCCTCTGGGCGGTTGATTGGTCCGCGCCCGACGCCGCGCCGCGTGCGCTTCTTGCGGGCGAATTGGGCGCAGTGGAAAGCGATGGCCGCTCTTTCTCGGTTGATCTGGTGGGGGCAAAGGCGGTGTTCGACGCGCCAACCACCGAAGCGACGTCGCCGCATTGTCGCGCACGGCTGAGCGATACAAGATGCCGCGCCGATATGGCGGGGCGGATGCGGCTGGTGCGTGTTTCGGCGGCATCCGGGCGGGATATTATGGTGGATGATGCGCTTGTGCCGGGGGCCTATGCGTTCGGCACGCTGCGCTGGGCAGATGGCCCGGAGGCCGGGTTGGCGCTGGGCGTGGTCACCAATGGCGTGCAGAGCGTGACGCTTGCCACACCGCCCGGCTTCACCATCATGCCCGGTCTTCTGGCCGAACTGGCCGAAGGGTGCGACCGGCGTCTGGCGACCTGCGCCGCGCGCTTTGGCAATGCCGCAAATTTTCGCGGTGAGCCCCATCTGCCGGGCACGGACATTTTGATGCGCTATGGCGGCTGATGATGCGGTGGCGCGTGCACGCGGGCTGATTGGCGTGCCGTTTCGCCTCCATGGCCGCGACGCGCTGGGGCTTGATTGCGTCGGCCTTGTCGCCTGCGCTTATGGCGCGCGCGGCGCACCGCAGGATTATGATCTGCGGTCCAATGCCGTGACGCGCTGGGTGGGCGTGCTTGATACGTGGTTCTCGCGTCGGGGCGATGGCCGCCTTGATCCCGGTGATGTGCTGCTGATGCGGGCGGGCCCGGTGCAACTTCATCTCGGCGTCTGGACGGGCGCGGGTTTCGTCCATGCCCATGCCGGGCTTCGGCGCGTTGTCGAGACGCCGGGGGCGCCGCCCTGGCCGCTGCTGGGCATCTGGTTTTCCCGAAAGGAGCAATGATGGCGACACTGGTTTTAACGGCTGTCGGCTCGGCCATCGCAGGGCCGATTGGCGCGGCGATCGGCGCAATGGCAGGCCAGCGGGTTGACCAGATGCTGTTTGCGCCCAAGGCGCGCAGCGGCGCGCGGCTGGCCAATCTTGCCGTGCAGACCTCATCCTATGGCACGTCCTTGCCAAAGGTCTTTGGGCGGATGCGCGTTTCAGGCGCGGTCATCTGGGCGACCGATTTGCGCGAGGAGCGCAAGACGGTGTCGCAAGGCAAGGGCCGCCCCAAGGCAACGGTCTATAGCTATTCTGCCTCTTTCGCTGTTGCGCTCTCGGCGCGGGCGGCGGTGCGCGTCGGGCGGATCTGGGCCGATGGCAAGTTGCTGCGCGGCGAAGCGGGCGACTTCAAGGTGGAAACCGGCTTTCGCTTTCATGGCGGGCATGAAGACCAGATGCCCGATCCGCTTATCGCCTCGGCAGAAGGCATCGGGCAAACGCCTGCCTATCGCGGGCTGGCCTATGCCGTGTTTGAAGATATGGCGCTCGAAAGCTTCGGCAACCGCATCCCCATGCTCAGCTTTGAGCTGATTGCCGATGACGGCGAGGTGCGGGCCGGGGAGATTATTGCAGAACTCGCGGGCAAGGTTGTTGGCGTGGACTGCCCCAGTCGCGTGCTCGGCTATGTGGCCGATGGCGCGTCGGTGCGGGCGGCTATTGCGCCGCTGGTGGATCTGGTGTCCGCACGCGCCTGGCATGGTGGGGTTGCGCTGCGCGTGGCGGAAAGCGCAGGCAGCATCACGCCCCTGCCGCGACAAAGCCTTGGTGTGGCGATTGGGGCGCGGCAAAGCACCGCGCAATTGCGGCGGGCGCGGACGGCGCGGGGCAGTGCGGTGTCGAGCGTTGAACTGGGCTATGCCGATGTCGCGCGGGATCTCCAGCCGGGGTTGCAGCGGGCAGACCGTTTTGCAGGGCACCGCGCGCTCCTGCTCGATGTTCCAGCGGCGATGGAGGCAGAGCGCGCATATGGCCTTGCCCGGCAATTGCTCGGCAGGCACATGGCAGAGGCAGAAACGCTCGAAATCAGCGTGCCTTGGCGTCATCTTGATCTGCTGGAGGGCGGAGCGGTGCAGATTGAGGGGGTGCCGCAGGTCTGGCGCATCCACTCGCTCAGCTGGGCGGCGATGCACATCACGCTGACGCTCGCGCCGCTCATCGATCGTGCGCCGCTGCCAGCGGTTGCCGATGCCGGGCGCGGCACGCTCTCGCCCGATCTGATCCATGGGCCGACGCGGCTTGTGCTGCTCGATCTTCCGCCCCTTGAGGCCGGTGTCGCGCAGGCCCCCAGCGTCGTCGCGGCGGCGGCGGGCGCTTCGCCGGGGTGGAAGCGCGCGGCCCTGCTGCAAAGCATCGATGGCGGCAAGACATGGACCGACGCCGGGGAGACGGCGGCCCCGGCGACAATCGGTGTCGCAATCACGCCGCCCGGCGTGGCGAGCGCGGCTGCCTTTGATGCGCATAATGGCCTGATCGTCGATCTGCTCCATGCAGATATGGCGCTCAACGCGGCAAGCGATGCAGCCCTTCTGGCCGGCGCCAATCTTGCCATGCTGGGCAAGGAGCTTCTGCAATTCGGCGCGGCCGAACGGCTGGGCCCGGTGCGTTATCGGCTGTCGCACCTGTTGCGTGGGCGGCGCGGCACCGAACACGCGATTGCCGGGCACGCGCCGGGCGAGGATTTTGTGCTCCTCGCGCGCGACAGCGTTGCGCCGCTCGCCGTGCCAGCGGGCGCGGCCATGGTTTCGGTGATGGCAATGGGGCTTGGCGATGCGGCGGGCGTTCAAAAGGATAGTGTCGTTTCCGGCCTTGCCTTGCGCCCGCTTTCTCCCGTGCATCTTGTGGCGCGCGCGCAACTTGATGGCGGCCTTCTTCTCAGCTGGGTCCGCCGTAGCCGGGATGGCTGGGGCTGGCATGATGCCGTTGATGCGCCGCTTGCCGAAGAGCGCGAGGACTATCGCGTCACCTTGTCTCCAGATGCAGGGGCGGCGCAGGTGCAGGAGGTGTCCCAGCCCGGTCTTGCCGTGTCCGCTGCGCAGCTTGCCGCGTGGCGCGCAGCGGGTGCGAATCATCTGCGCGTCGATGTGCAGCAGGCGGGCACCTTTGGCGCCTCTTTGCCTGCGGGCATCGTGATTGAGCTGTAAACCCATGTCACAAGGAGTGTGGTGAAGTGAATGATGTTACATTGCGGCTTGGCCTCCCGCTGCTGGCGGCCGGGCAGAGCCAGAAGGAAGTCACGCATAATGAAGCGTTGATGCGGGCGGATATGCTTGTTCAGGCAGTGGTGGAGGGGCCAGCGCAGGGGCAGCCGCCGGTTGCGCCCGCGCCGGGCCAATGTTGGCTGGTCGCGGGCATGGCCCAGGGCGATTGGGCCGGGCATGATGGGCAGCTGGCGCAATGGACGGACAGCGGATGGCGGTTTTCCGAGGTGTTTGAAGGTATGGCGCTCTGGTGCCGCGCCCCCGCTGCGCTGCTCCGCCATATTGGAGGCAGTTGGACGCGCGACATTGATGCAGGTGCGGTGCGAATCGATGGCAACAAGGTTGTCGGCGCGCGTCAGCCCGCTATTGCCACACCTGTGGGTGGCCCAGTTGCAGATGCTGAAGCGCGAACGGCATTATCGCAAATTCTTGTTGTGTTGCGGGCGCATGGCCTGATCTCGACCTGA